GTGTAGCGCACGTATATGTTGTTCGTGCCACTAGGAGGAGCCGAGGTAAACGTGATTGTATTGCCGCTCACTGTGTAGGCATCAGAAGGATTCTGAACCACGTTCTCAATAACAGCCTCTACCTGATTCACCGAGGCTACAGGACGGCTTAGTGTAAATGCAGTAGTCGATCCATTACCTGAGAAATAATCAGTAGTAGGAGCAAACGACTGGGTAGTTGGGGTATTGCCTATGAATGCCATTAGGTTATATTCAGTACAGAAGTAATAACGTCAATTGAAGTAGCTGCGGAGCTGACAACTTTCAGCGCATCGCTAGCACCCATTACAACCTTTTGATCACCGCCAACAATGACCAGAGAACTGCCAACTGGCACAGTTGCGCCCTTGACTAGGTAGTAGTCCACAGCTGAGCGAGTAATATACGCATCAACAGTGACTGGGCTAACGGTTGTATTTGCTGCTGACATGCCGATTACGGTGGTCTGGGTACTGGCACCTACCGTTACGACTGTTGCCGCGGATGTGCCAACATCTTTGTTGACGTATGAAGTAAATGTATTTGCCATTTATTATCCCAAGGCGATAGCCAAAGCAACTGCAGTTCCTGCTGGATCAAAGTCTGAGGTTGACGCAGTAGCTGCACTACCTAATCCCAAATTTGTCCTGGCAGTAGAAGAGCTAGTGAGATCAGAAAGATTATTGCTGACCTCTGCTTTAGCGCTGTTCAAATTTGTGAAGTTCGTATCCACTTCTGTATTAGTGAGTGGTGAACCCTTACCAGCACGAGTTACAATAGTTGTCATTAGCTAACCGTAATTGCCCAAGTGATTGACATAGCGTCGTCAGCACCTTTGTTAACTACCGAGAATGTAGTGCGGCAAAGCATGGTGCCACTAGATGAGGCATTAAATATACCAGCCTCAACAACTGCACCAGTACCAGTACCAGCTGGGAATGTAGCAACGTAGGTTGCAATAGCACCAGAAGCTGTGCTAGATGTTAACGCTACACGACCTAATTCACCGCCTAAAGCTGTATCGCCATTTGCTGGTGCTGTGCTGCTAGAACCAACAGCCATATGACTCATGACGTTAGCGGCAGTACCAACCATACGGCTAGCAATGAATTGCTTACCTACTGTTACCACCAAGTTGGGGATAACACGTTCTTCTTTTACTTGACCATTCTTATCGAACAGCTTGACGATTAAATCGCCTTTAACTTTTAATTGATCTTGGATCATTGAATAACTCCTAAGTGAATGAGCGGGACGAACCCACGTAGTCCTCTGCGAAATAGGTGATGTCGCAGTAGCCTTGTGAAAGCAGAGAACCAGCGTCTTCGGGTGTTGCCGTGTCGCTCACCGCTTTACTGGGTTCTAAAAATACAGTATCGGTACTGCTAATACTGTCAGCCGTAACTGTCTTGGCAAATTCTTTTGCCAGCGAGTCGGAAGTTGAAACACTGTCAGATTTAAGAAGCTCATTAATAAGAGCTGCTGTATCGTTCAGCAAAAAGCTATCTGCTAATGGCCTTGTTAATTCAAAAGCCAGAGCGTCAACTGGGGTTGCTGTATCAGCAAGAGCCTTGGAAATATCAAAGGTTGTTGCATCAGACATAAACGCCATGTTGGTAACGTACTTCTGCAGATCGAAGTCGATGTCTGCGTCGTCGTTCATAGCTACACCATCTGATATTCCTTTGGAAAAATCCAAAGTATCACTATCAGATAAACTAACTTGATCGGCTAGTTGTTTAAGGTAGTCTATTGCTACAGAATCAGGAACGTTAATTGAATCAGCAAAGTTGCGGATAAATATAAGAACCGTTACTACTACTTCACTTAACGAAATAGAATCTGCTATTCCCTTGTTTGTGCTCTTGACAAATGCGTCAGAAACAACAAGCAAATCAGCAAACTGTTTGACAACCGATATTATTTTGCTATCGATTACAGCAACTGTATCAGTCTTATACTGATAAAGACCGCTTGAATCAGACTCTGCAGCAACCTGTATCAATATGTATTCAATCGCAGCTACAGGCAGTTGATATGTCACACCCAATTGTGGGACAACGACCGCAACACTGGCTCTGGGTTTAATCGATGATACTGCTACAGAAGCGGTCGCACTATTGACCGTTGTTGCCATTTAGAAATCCTGCCGTAGCTTAAACTTGAGTGGATCGTATACGGTTTGAATCTGCCCGTCTGAGAAGGTGATCTCAATCTCACCCTCGTAATCTCCTGGATCTCCATCCAAAGAGGTTGGTACAGAGGCCCAGTAAAACGCAACCTGACCTAAAGCACCATTTGTAATGGAGCCTGGTATGGTGGCTTTCAAAGTCTCACTGCCTACTTCACGGAACTTTAGAACTACAGTTGCGCCTACGATCGAGATCGGGGCATTGGTAGTTTCGTCAGTGAGTGTGCAGATCAACGCTGGGCGTGTATCGCCTTGAACTAATTTGATCTTTTCAGTCATCAGATCCGCCTTATATGGACTTGTTTACTTGCCCGCACATAACCGTCCTGTGCACGTTGACGTGCTACATTCAATCCAGCCGTATACAGAGCATTGCGCGCTGCAGCTAGTTGAGCGTTTGAGTAGGGTTTATTGGGAGATAGGGCCAAGCGTGTAATAGCACCGTGTCCAATGGTCTCGGCATACTCTTCGTAAATTAGATCGTCGATTGTAGTTGCTGACCGAGTTGGCTTTAGAGCCACACGCAAGGTTATGGAAGACACATCTTTCACATTGGGTATTGGATACACCGAAAATGTGCGAGCGTCTTTTTGATAGTAGAAGCGTGGATCAGATTTTTCCACCAATGCACCAGAGCTGGTGTTAAAGGCAGAAGGCGTGTAAATCTCATCGAGCGAGCGAGGAGTTAGGTTTACACCTTTGAACCACATCTTCATGATCTTGACCACTAGCCTGTCTTTCGGAGGCTCAAGGTCATATTCAGAAATGTTAATGAGAGTAGTGATTGGATCTAGATCCGTTTGTAGGATCAAGCTCTTTTCACAAAAATCAATAATTGTACTCTTGATCTCAAGCAGTGCCATCTCTTGTGTGGCACCAGGAACTTGAGGAAGAACATAATCTAGGAATGCTGTGTGTGCTGTCATTTAGTCATCTCCTGCGTAAAGCGAGCAAGGAGACCAGCCGCACGACCGTCTTGAGCATATTCGTCGTCACGCAATTCAGCACGGAAACAGACGTAATGCTTAAGCAACATTTGATATTGTGCAGGGAACGGAATGTTATCGCCAGCTACATAAGTTGGAACTGCTGTTGTATAGTTGCCTAGACGAAAGTCTGGGCGTATACGGTATCCTTCCTGAATGCCGTCGTTGCAGTACTCTAGTAGCTGAGCAGTAGAATAACGAACTGCATCTGCATCCTGTAAGTCTACTCGCACGCTATCGATTACGTTTTGAAATGTTGCCATCTACCACAATACCTTTCGCGCCCAGTAGTTTGCACTAAATGGGTCGTCTTTGGTGAGCTTGCCACTCTTGTCTTTAATCCCAGCCGATCGCTTTAAATAGTTTGCTCTACGCTCTGGGTCTTTGTGCTGCCTAAAGTCTTCATAGTCTTTGTGACCAAATCGCACTAACTTTACTTCATCGCCTTTCTTGGCGAGAACAACCTTCTTGGTCTTTGCACCACTAGTATCATTCTTTGGTTTATTAAAACCTTCGAACTTTTCTCCGCGATAAACAATCTTGCCGCCCTCGCGTTTAATATTGCTTGCTTTCATTTGCCTAGCTTCCGTAGTGTCTTAGCCAACCTAGCACGTTGGCCCAACTTGCCGCCAGCCTTAGCTGCTTTATCAAGAACCTTAGCTGGAATCTTTTTATCCTCAGCAACGCCAAGCTGCTTTTTCAAAGCGCCTGGTTTCTTGATTGCCTTTTGAATCCACTTGTTATCTTTCATCTGTATTTAGCCGTCTTTTTTGCAATCTTTTTTGGCTGCGGTACAAACTGCTTTCCTTTAGCCTTGCCTTCACGCTTTGCTTTAGTGGTGGCTGCGTACTCTGCGTCAGTTAATGACTCTCTTGCTTTCTTAGGCAAGTAACGTTCACCAGATGCGTTAGGTCCTTGAGTTGAGTTCTTACCAGTCTTGGTACCCCACTCTTCTTTAGTCCACTTCTTGAGCGACTCTTGAGGTTTTTTAAGCGCCATGTTAATCCTTGTATCCACCGCCAGAGGCTTTGTATTCCTTGGCAAGCATTTGCGCTTTGCGTGCGCTCCACTGGCCAGGAGATCCACCTTTGTCACCAGCTTTAATTTTTTCAAACAAACGTTTTCTTAACGCGGGCTTGGTGTAGTTGCCAGCTTCATTTACCTTTGACTTCACGAGGCTTCCTTTTTAATAAAACTTGCGCCATCTCTTTGATGTCTGGCTCTTTGTTGATGATCTTTTGAAATACTTGTTCTGGGCTGACAAGCTGCAGTGCGCTGCACATATCATGGCACCCTTGGTCCCACCCGCCTGCAGACTGCTCATGACAACCAACACAAGGAGCTTTTGGCACTAGTGATTCTAGGTTGTTAGATGCGTCAAATAAATAATCAGGACGGAATTGAGAAACAACTGCTATTGTTCTTTTGCCGTACAAACCACTCATATGAGCTGGTCCACTGTCGTTAGACAACACCACGTCTGCATGTTGTATAAGTCCGCAAAACTGTTCAACAGGAACATTAATGTATTGGGGAATGTTCAACCCGTAGAACATCTCAAACAACTTCTGACGGTGACGATCTACGCCGACGACTACCACTCGGTAGCCAGCATCCTTCAGCATAATTGCCAATCGTCTCCAGTGCACTCCAAGCCAGGTTCTGGAATCAGAGATCGAGAAAGGAGCGATGAGAATATAGCCACCACCTTCTGGTGATTTAAATTCATATATCTCTTTTGGGCGCGATGCTTTAGGAGGTTTGATGCCGTAAGCTTCTCCAATATTAGAAAGAAACCAATCAACCCTTGACATGCCGTTAGTTCGGCAATCGTCTAGTTGAGTACGGTAGTTCGCATTTGCATCAAAACCTTCTTCGCCTTGAATAATTGTAACGCCAGGATGAGCGACTCTTAGCCACTCTGTTCTGGCAGTAAAGTATTCCACCTCATGCCCCGCGTCTGCTAGACCACAGGCTGCATATAGCCCTGTCACACAGTCACCTACCCCACGAGCGGATAAGTAAAAGCGGATCACATCAGATTGAATCCTTTTAATTTGTGGTACATAACTCGCATCATGAATATTCTGGAGTGGTTTAATGTACTCCTCCATGTCTGGACGCTTAGCGAGCTGGTCTGTCCAAACAAATATTTCATTAGTAGTTTTTTGTTGTAAGTATCGTCTTGCCATAAAAGAAAAGGAGGGAGATCTCTCCCCCTCCTATTTACTGCGGTTGATTAACCACGCTTAACGTAGCCAGTAACCAATGCTTCTGGTTTAACAACCTTATAGCCGTACACGTTCAAGCCACGAACGATGTTACCAAACGTGCTTTGTGCACGGAGGGTTTCAACGTTGGTGATCTGAGATGCGAAGCTAATCGCATCACGAGTACCAGCAATGAAGTAGTAACCTTTGAAGTCATCAGCGGTTGTGCCAGTTGTGCCAGCATTGTCGTTCACTTGCTTGAGACTGTTAGAAACATACAAGGTGAAGCGATCGATCATGCCGAGCTTGCCGTTACGCAAAGGCGAAGTGTCATCGCCAGTGAGGTAGGCTTGACGTAAGTCAGACTTCTTGAGCATTGCAGCAGCCCAAGGAGAAATGACTAACCAACGGCCATCTTCAGGAACGTTTTGCTCATCCAATACCTGACCCATGTTGAGGATGAAGTCAAGGATTGAAGTGGTGGAAGAAGCGCCGTCTTTGGTTAATGCAACTGCGTTACCAGCGGTACCGAGGTTGATGTCACCAGAGATTGCACCAGCAGCAGTACCTTTGTTGGCAGCAGCTGCATCAGGATATGCGTTCTGTAGAACGTCACTGTCAATAGCGATCTTCATTTGCTCAGAAGCGTCGCCAGTGAAGATGTCCATTAAACGAACGTCAGCCTGTACTTCATCTACATCATCAACAACAACGGAGAAATACTTACCCTTGCTGATGGTGAGTTCGATTGGGGTGCTGACAGGAACTTCATTGGTGAGGTTCAAGCCTTTTTCATAATCACGAATGGTGATGGTTGGGATCGAACGAATGTGAACTGTGTCACCTTGGTTCTTGATCTCGCCTTCCCAATCGTTATTGGTGATTTCAGCTAGAACGGTTGACTTATAAAACTTGACCTGGAGTTTACCAGACCAAATTTCAGGAATAAACGCAGAACCACCTGCGTTAGCGTTAAAAGAATACTGGGGATACGCCCCATTGACTGGAATAGCCATTTAATACACTCCATATATTATGAGTGCTGCTAGTATCAAAGATCAGCGAATGCGACCTTCAATCGTTGCAGCGTGGATTTCGGATTCCACGGCTACCATGTCAGCTGCGTTTACTTCACCTCTACGGGCTCGCTGATAAAAATCAGCAATCTCTGCTCGGGTAAAGAATCGTTTCCCTTTTGGAGGTGTAGACACTTTATTTGTGTCGGGCACAACCTGGGACTCAAGAGCTTTCTTGGATGTCGTGGTGTTGGTCTGTTGCTGGCCTTTCCATGCGTTAAAGAAACGCGATACGCGATCAGCATCTCGAGAGTTTTCAGCTTCAGAGAGGAGGTCTTGGCGTCGCTTACCAGTCAAGCTGTCATATTCATCTAGCCACTTAAGGAAATTGGAATCATCATTAATTGTTACCCAGTCTGGTACAAGCTGAGAAAGACGATCATAGAAAGATACCTCGGCTGTCTTGGCAGTATCCGCATGGAGACTTTCAAGACGTGCTTTGAGTGAATTAATCTCTGCGTCTTTCGCAGCCACCTGTTCTTGGGCAGTGCGTTTAATGACATCCAATAAGTCATCGCCATACTTCTCGCGATCCTCTGGACTGATGAGTGAAGCAGCTGGCTCTGCAGCCTTGCTTTTCAAACTCTCTATTTCTGATGTGAGTGCGTCCATCTTGGTACGCAACTCTCGATTGTCGGCGGATAGCCTGGGCACCTCAGCCCGATACTTCCCTTCCAATACCTTGTATCTGTGTTCCCACTGATCATCTTTCTTCTGCTCGTCTGGCTGCTCGGTAGGTGGAGCGGAAGCAGGATCTGCAGGTTGTGCATCAGCTTGAGGCTGAGCATCCTGCAAAGGAGGATCTTCAGTAGGAGCCGCTACAGGTTCTTCTGGGGCGGTTTGAGGTTCTTCACTTGGCTTCTCATAAAGCTGTTTGTGAAGGGCTTCGGCGCGTTCGGCCGCTTTCTGTACTTCGCGTGGAATTGCCACTGTTTTTTCTCCATGAGCCACCTGGTCTTGCGTAAGCCTTGCGGTAATTACGCGACCTTGGGTAGGTCTTCATTAATCCCAGGTAGACCCACCTGGGTTGGGGTTAGTCCTACGGACTAAAACTTGCGGATGGTTTCTCTGGCTTGGGAAGCCTTAATAAGAAACTCATCGAGAGCTTGACCAGCTCCTTGATACCAGCGGGTTTGCACCTCGTCCTTGGTATGCAGAGCGTCATGCTTAATCTGTTGTAGTGAGCGGTTCAACCAATCAACCACTTCTTTGAAATCGTTGTCGCTTTCAAGATTGGCTAAAGATTGGATGACGCGTTTTGAAGGTTGTTCAATCACGATCTGTCGGGGTTGTGTATTCAGACTCCTCAGAGTCATCATTCATTTCACGATCTTCAAAGATAGGCTTTTCTACAATACCTTCTTTGGGTTTATTAGCGCCAGTCTTTGCGTGGTTTAGGCGCGACCACTCGGGTACGTAACCCATTTACTTCTTCTTACCGTAGTCTTGTGGAGAACGATGACCGCAATTCATCCCCTTCATAGCCATACCACCGTCAGCCATCTTCTTGGCTTTTGGCATAGACTTTTCTTTTTTCATCATCATCATGTCATCTTTTTTAGACATGCCACCGTCTGCGTATTTTTTCATCATCATGTTTAATGCTCCTAATTAAATAGCGTTGTTTTCATACAACACTTGTTTCAATTCTGCTGTGTAAGGACCAACCATCCCACCGTCTGCCATTGATACGGGTTGAACCGTGTTGGCTACCTGTCCACCCATTGGCTCGCCACTTGGCAAAGCTGGGGTAGGCATTGGGGGTTGCTGGGCTTGTGCTTCTGCTGCGAGTTGCTGAACCATCTGTTGCGCAAGGGCTTGAGCCTTCTGCTCGGTAACTGCCTGTGCAATCGATTCTTGGTTCGGTATGATCTTCTCCGTATCCATCTGCAGACCACGAGCAAGCTCACGAAGTAGGTATGCCCTACCTTCTGTGCCAACAATCTGGGAATCAATTGGATTGGACGTAGCAATGAGGAACTCATTCCTGCGCATCTGAAGTGTTTCTTTTTGGATTAGACCGATTGCGCCTTTGGCTACAACCTTGAAATCACCCTTAATGTAAGGATCTTCATCGTACATCATATTGTGCAGATATAGTCTTTGCACAATACCAGATACTATTTTATCAATGTTTGCTATCGCTTGCTTGATACCTTTTGATGCATTGTCCATAAGCATCGATAAACCACTAGCAGTGCGTCCAGCGCCACTTACTGCACTAGAACCATACACATAATTTGGTATGCCAGTAATCTCATCTGCCTGTTTAGCGAACTGCTGATACACGTTCATAAGCACGTCAGCGTTCATAGAAGGCTGAAAGAAGTTAACGGCTCGCTGTCCACCGCCAGTTCTGTCTGAGGTGGTTTGCCATATCTTCCAAGGATAGATCTCTGTTAGGTCTTCACCGTCAGGTAGGCGGTCAATCACAACTTCCACCTGAGGACCAGAGGCAACTGCCATATTGTTGGCTAAGCTACGGGCTGCTGCATTGCACAATGTTTGTGCATCACGCATTACTTCTGGAAGGGCTACACCCCAAAAGCTATGGGGAACTTCTTCCCAGCTAGCAATATTGTAAGGACGCTGACCTAGCGGATCAGGATTTAAGATGCATTTGAATACAACGCCTGCAGTCATCCAAAGGTTGACTTCGTACTCTTGGTCTTCCTGAATGGTCTTATCTTCCATGCCCCACTCTTTGAGCCATGCGCCACTGACAGATGCCCAGATCTCAATTGCTTCAATGAGACCCTCTGTGATGGGTGCACGGAAGGGTTTACCCTCAAGTACACGGCGCTCGTTATCGCCCTGCTGGAAGCTGGTATAGCCGTCCTTGCCGAAGCGATCGATGATAGTCTGTACCTTATCATTATCCACACCAGGAACGCCCTGCATAGCCGCCATAGCGGAGCGGGTGAACTTGTGTCGATGGCATAGGTAGTTGTCGTTTATGCTAATGCTGCTGGGCGCGGGGTAGATGTCATAAGGGCTGACACGCTCAATTTCACGCACATATTCGGTAGTAACGATTGGGGTGAAGTCTGGGCCCCATTGCAAGCCTTTGCGCTTCTTAACAACTGGACCTTTAATAATGGCGGTCGGGAAGGTTACGAAGTCGGTGATGAAGTTCTTGAGCTCATCGTAGAACTTGCCTTCGTTAAGCTGGTCTTGAATCTTGTCGCCCATGCGACGGGCAGCGTCTTTAGCCTCTTCCTTAAGGCGGTGCATAATTGTTTCGTGAACCTCTTCCATGCGGGCACGGAACGATTCTGGGTGGAGCTGTTCGCCCTGAGCAATAAACTCCATTGCCTCTTGTTTAACCAAGTCTACGATCGCACTCTTCATTTCGAGTGGAAGCATAGGATCTTTGGATGGTGATAATTCAAATACACGCTCTTGTTGATTGAGCATGACATCACGGATCCAAGACTCAGCGGCACGGCACTTCACGTCTGTGAGCATCATGTAAATGTCAGATCCGCCAGCGCGATTGATTTCCATCTGCTTGTCAGGATCGTACTCGCCGCGACGTTGACGTTCACACTTTAGCAAACGCTCTGTAATCTGAGACTTTGCTGTGCGTGCTTGGTCCCAGCACTTAGATGCGTATGCCTCGAGGTTGGTTTCTAGCAACATGTTTTCTTGCATGTCGCTTTCTACCTTGATGTCTACCTCGACAGGGGGTTTGTTATTTAGATAACTCATGTCCAGCCTTTTGCGGATTTCTTAACGGTAGGTCTTGCCCTTTGTGGAGTAAGACCGCTTCTTACCCGCAAGCACGCATACTGCAGCGCATCTTGAATGTGCGATGTCATGTCTTTGACGGGTCTGTCTTTGTATCGAGCTGGTCCTGATGTCTTCAGGCGCTCATATTTGTAGCGGCCTAGGAATCCTTTCCTAAGCCATGTGCAACGTGGGTTTAACGCAAACGCAGGCTGACCATCAGCCATTCTCGTAAGGAAGAAAGCCACTGCTTCACGTCTTGGAATAAAGTCGTTTGTGGGGGCTGGCTCAGTAGCAATGCCCGCCTCGAGCAGTTCCTGCAAACAAGTGCGTTCATCAGTTTGTGCTCGGATGTTTCCTGCTGGGTCTCCTGCGGAGAACCATTGGAATCCAACGTACTTGGTGACCAAGTGCGGTTTAACGACTTCGTTGGCAAACTGTCGGATGCCCATGTCTTCAGATACGAGTTCATCCAAGATGATAATCTTTCCTCTTGCTGTGACTTGCATAATGACGCACGCAGGAGTAAGTCCAAAGTCCCATCCAAGAACAAGCGGTAATCCTCGTTCTGCCTCAACGTTTTTGTCGAGGGTATGAACTTTGTCATTGAACTCGGGATAGACAGGTTTGCCATCGCGAGTGCTGCCATAGTTTCCCAGTAAGAAGACATTGATCCAGTCATCATCTTTGCTGGGCAACTGTCTGATGTAGTAGTTGTGTCCATCTGGTAGGTTTAAAATATTTTCAGCATCTGGGTTTGGCTTATAGTCCTCGCCCTCTTTGTATAGTCCGCCAGGCTGACGGAAGAACTCCCATTGCTCGGGACGCTCTTCTTCGGCTAGCTTGTAGTACCAGTGGTCGTCATCGCATGGGTTGGTATCAAGGATGATACCTGTCCAGCTTGGACCACCTAGTAGTTTGGACGGGAAACGTCCCACACGCTGGGTCACCATATCAAAGATCTCTTTGGGGATCTCGGATGCTTCGTTAATCCATGCGCCAGTCAATTCCAAGGAACGTAGTTTACCTGTCTCGGTCGGGCGGTCTAACGCCATGAACAGTACTTCTAGTTCCATTCCAGTGCCGTCTCCGATGTTGTTGATCTTCATCGTAGATGTAATTGGGGTGTCCCATTTGATGGGAGCGACATTGGAAGGAAACCAGGTTTCCCACGTTTTGATCGTGGTGGACTTTAACTCTGGGTATGTGTTACGGATGATGAGCCAGCGCGACCTACGGATCCCGTCTGGTGAAGCTCTTTGTCGTATCGCCCTGGCCACAATTTCGACGCAACAGCTTGAACTTTTTCCTGAGCCGACAGGCCCCATAAGCCCACGCACAAATGAATCTGATTGATGGAACGCTGCAGCGTTTGGACCTGGTGGTTGGTATTTAATGACATCCACAAATTACTTTCTCGTATAGTTATTCAAGTTGCGCTCTATACATGCCGCGGCAAAGGTAGTAAACCCAGACTTAGAAGACACCTCAGTTACCTGCTGGAGCTTCTTTTCGCAATCCTTCTGGTTGTAATAGGTATCGTCAGCCGATACCATAATACACTCACTGTTGACACAAAGGACTAGCACGGCAATGAAGATCTTCATTTCTTGCCGCCCAGATCCAACTGGAACGTAACGGGTTGTGCGTCGACTTCCATGCGAACGTCTGACAGGTCTGGTAGGGTCTTACGGAGAAGAACCTCAATCGCCCGTACTTGGGTAGCGCTAAGCTCCACATTCCCATTGGCATGGTCGGTAAGACGATTGATCAGCTGTGCTGCCTGAATCTTCATCCTAGTATTCTCGTCGTGTTTAATTGCTCGCTTGCGTGCTGCCATTATTCTCTGCCTTATCAAATGCAATCAGGATTGACTTCGCCAAACGCATACAGTCGTCTGCTGTCTTGAAGTCATTCAAATTAATCTCTGCCTCAAACATGTGAGGCTCACCATGAAGGTTAACCAACCCAGTAAGAACTACCAACTGGGGTGCTAGGTACTTGGACATACCTTCGGGATACTCTACCGAGATCCCTCTCAGTACTTCAAACTGCCTAAGAAACTTCTCTAGTTCTTGTTTACGCATACATCCCTTGGTTAATTGGTTGCGGGAACAGGACTCGAACCTGTGGCCTGTGGATTATGAGTCCACCGCTCTTCCAACTGAGCTATCCCGCGCTAGCTAATGATTCATAAATGTTACATAAAGCGGGTTAATGTAACAAATACGTTACATTGTTTAAAAATTTTTAGGGATTCGACCTTAGCCCCCTAGGGCGAAAGTTGATTGGTCCCTATGGGGTAGGTGCACTAGCACCATTTTCTCCTAATACCCAATGCGGCGATCCAGTATCAGTCACGGAATCAACCGTATATTTTTGAGGAGCCGCACCACGCTCAGATATTGCTAAGCGTTTCTCTAATAATTCAATGCGAGCTTCTAATGTAGCAATGCGTAGCGATAAGCTAGTAGGAGTCGGAGCTGCTGTTTGGAATAAAGTGATCATAAAAAAAGGGTCTCGTGTGTGAGGTGGTAATACAGTGGAGCCTCAACCCCCGTCGGTACACTTCGTTGGTCCCGTACCACCAGGGTAGACATCAGGGTAGGAAGGCATCTGACTGTAGTCTCCCTTGAATATCAGTTGATATACGCCTAGATTCATCAGGTTATGAGACTAAATGCCTAATTCGAAGACCTAATTCTAGTGTTTCATCTCAGTTTGGGGTATCGGCTCGTCCCTTTTTTCCTGCGGAAAGGGACTGCGCCTGATTGGGTACTTACATCCCCTTCATTTCATTAACTTTTTTACAACTGACTGGAGTCAACTATGAACGTAATACTTAACATCGCTAAAACTGTTTTATTCATCAACTACGCAGTCTTCTTTGCTATATGTTTATTAGCTTCCTATGATGGGATTACCTACTCAGAAGCCAGCTGGGGTTTAGTAATCATTGGTGTTATCAGCGTCCTCTGCATAATTCCATTTGAAATCCAAGATCAACGTTCCCGTCGTTCTTAGTACGTGTCCTGCCCCTCTCCTTCTTCGAAGGGGGCAGTTCACTCTTCATTCTTTCAACTGTTGTCTATTTTTTAAGGAGAATTACCATGACTACTTTGTCTGCTAAACCTGCTTCACCTGCCCAACTCAAGCGTTTGGAATACGCTATCCAATACGGCTTGCTTCCCGAGGGCTTTACGATGCCTACAGATTCTTACTCTGCTTCGGGCATCATTGCTAACCTCCCAGCTTCGAAGCGTGACAAGCAAGCGTTGATTGACGCTGGTGGCTTGGTCAAGCCTAAGATGACTGCACGCGAGGTTGAGCGTGCTCAGATCGTACTTGCTGCGGTGAATGCGATCGATGCAGCTGGTGTCAAGAACGCTAAGGTTCTCGAAGCAATACAGAACCTACGCAAAGAGTTCTTCCGTAAGCAAGCATAAGCAGCTTATCAGCTACCTCGTAACGACAGCACGGGGTAGTTGAGCTAGTCTATCGCTGTCATCAACTCAGAGGTGGGAGGGTTAATTGACCTTCCTGCCTCTGATCACCACCCCTGTTTCAGGGGAGTAGTTACCCGAGTATCTAATCTTTCCGTACAAGGAGACATGTATGCAGCTGTTAATAGACTTTGTTGTTGATCTTAGTCATCGCCTGGCCGATGAACCTGATTACGATTTGTATCTACGTCCAAGACTTGATGATCTTCTGTGTTACCTAGAGAGCTTGGATTATTCAATGCCCCGCGATGAGGCGAGCGGGATAGTGGAAGAGCGAAGCCTCAGAAAGCGGTCATCTCGCACCGCAACAACAAGCGAGCGAATGGACGGTTACCAGCAGTCGAAGCGAGATCCTCATGTGTGAGGTCGAGCGGAGCGGAGTGGTAACTGGTAGTGAGTCGAGCGTCCTGCTTACTCTACATCCCTGCGTCAGGGTACTGACTGAGATGCCGTGAGTGGATGGCAGGCTTTAGCCAGCCAGCAGCGAGCAGCATTCTCAGAAAGTATCAATGTTTTAAGTAGCGCACGACACTCCAGAAGACTGCGGTGGTGAAGCGAATCCTCACAAGTGAGGTGAGCGGAACCAGGAAGCGGTCTGTCTGGGGATGGAGTGCATTCAATGTTAGTAGCAACTAACCAAGGAGGTTTATATGTCTATGTGGACAGCACATGCAACCGATCAATGGATGGAACGATGGGTTGTAAGTCGTACCTTTACTGATGTAAATAACAGGTTTGCTGTTGAACATTACAGCCGAACCTTCAAGTCCCTGAAATCTGCACAGGCTAAGGCAGATCAACTTAATAAAGAGAACTTATGTCTACCAAACTAATCATTGAAGTAACGGATTCTAAAGATCCAGAAGGTGTTAGCGAACTACTGCAAAAGGCTCTTGACTACATCGGTCAGGGTGCTATGAGCGGGCATATTACATTACCAACCCAGTCCATTTATTGGTCTTTAACTACGAAGGAGAAATCAAATGTTGTCTAACTTCCGCGCCAAGGTTGTCCATCAGGACGATACCTCAGATGTCATTCCGCACTACGTCTATGCAGATCTCGATGGTGAGGCTGTCATGACGGTTATCTATGCCACGGATCCTCTGGCTGCCATCAAAGCTGCTCAGTATGCTGGCGAATCTGCCAAATGGGGGGCCGTGCGATGACTACCTTTACATCAGAAGATCTGGCAGTTGCTTTAGCCAAGTGGCGTGCCGATCTACACGATGAGTTGTGTCAGCTACGTGAGCTGGGTATTCCGATACCAGGCAGGGCTTTCGCCCTCTGTCATTCGGCTGAGCCCAGCGACTACGAAGCTATTAGCATCAGTGATTCTGTAGATCTCATCATTAACCAAGCTAGATTGGAGGCAGCAAATGACTAATGAAAGCGTTGGCTTTGACCCGTTGCATGTAGTATCCGCATCAAGAATCCATACCTTGGAGTTTTTGAATCGCCAATTGAATATTGATAACGAGCAGATGCGTCTTGCTATCAACGTTCTGTTGGATACCTTGCCTTCAGATGTGAAGGTTAACTATCAGGACGCTATTGAATTAGCCCAGCGTTCTGTTCACCGCATCATATAAGGAGAAACCCTATGTCTTCTATAAGACCTGTTGTATCTATCCTCGATCCTAACTTTCAGTATACCCGTGCAGCACAGACGGATATATCGAAAACTTTCGATCGTGTTCGCTGGCAGATGGCTTTAGAAAATACTAAAGCTACCAAAGTTCCAGTGATGTTTAGTAGTGTTGACAATGTATCCGATGAGGATCTTGCTTACGCTGCCGCCCAACTCCGTCAGGATTATGAGGAGCACGGCGACCCTTGGTATCCCCGTCAGAAAGGAGGAATCTAATGCATCAAGACGACAACCCAAAGTTCATCGACGATCTTCATGAGCGCATCGATGACAGTCTGGCTTCTATCCGTGCAGTAAAGGGCGAGAAGTTCGCAGACATTGTGTATGTTAGTTTCATGGGGGCCCATGCTATGAAGATGGTGGGCACTTACATGAGACGGCAAGAAGGTGAATCAGAGGCGCGAGATATGATCGGGCGACAGCTCGGTCATTCAATCGCGGCATTCATGTCAATGATCGCTGAGATGGCCAAGCTAACAGAATCTGATTGTAAAGAAGTGTTGACATGGAGTGACACTCTATGCGAACACGTTAACACTGCCATGAAGGAGGCAGAATGAGAACATGGGAACTAGCATTCAACGAGAATGCATCATTTAACAAACTCGAAAGATTGATCAACATCTTACGTGACTGGAACTACGAAGTAGATACCACCAGTAATCGAGAAGGTGACAATGATTACATCTACGAGGTATACGACGAACACTCAGACTGCATCTGGGCAGACGGCGATGGCGTTGTAAGCCTACGTCACGCCCTTGCAAGCAGTTGTGTTATTCATTTAGACCAAGTATTTGGTAAGGGTAAACCCCAAGTAATCGTTGGCGATGCAGTGAAAGTTCCGTTTCCGCGGTCTTCACATGTCGGAAGTTAACAGTGTGCCATCTATATGTGCACAGTTAACCCAAGTTTATTAGTTAGTGTATCACAAGTGTTTGCTACTAATACACATCGCTTGTTATTAAACCATCGTCGTCCGTCCTTTATCCCTTCGGGAAGGTCGTTCGACTTTTCTTTCTTTCAACTTTTATCAAGGAGCAACTATGAGTCATCGCATATATCTATATGCACGTAGGCGCGTCTATGGACCAGAGTTAGGTAGATCTGAGTTCTTACGTACCTTTGTGAAGAGACTTCTTAAGTCTATCGCTCGCTCTACAGGTGGTAGGATTCATACGAATCGCTGGCTACGCCTGATCCAGGAGCTTGCTGCTGCTCATATTGAAGATGGCAAGGGGAGGGAGTTCATCACAGATGTCCTCAATCTTGTATCTCAGTATGAACGTACACATCCTCTGACTGTGGCTCGCATCAATCTGATGTGCGACATCATCGTTCAACGAGTATTTGTTGACAATGATAACCGTGACTACGGACGCATAATGCAGATGCATGACGTTGCCTTTCAAGCTAACAATGATCCATCATGGATTGAACAAGTTGCTAGCAAGATGGGTATACACAGGGCATCATGTGATCATTACACTGATCGCCGAGTTATGTACACTGGCAGTCAAGAAGATGTCAACGTTAACATGTATGTTTGCCATCACTGCAGAGATCGCGATGTATCCTCTGGTTTACGTCAAGAAACTTCACATGGTGAGTATGTTCTTTCATCTTTTGCAGTGGAATATACTGACGAGAATAGCCGTCGTAGAATAGGTGATCGCCGTTCTAGTGAACTACGCCTACACAATGGGCGCTGGGTTCATGTCAACTGGTCTCCATATTCAAACCTTGTAGATCATTACCACAGTTCACGGGCTAAAGGATTTCATGTAATCGATAGCCCTTGGTTCAGATCTCATCGTCGTGCTTTTGGATGTGAGCTTGAGGTTCAGGTAACAAGCAGTAACGTGCCAGTCAATACCGCAGCTGGTAAGGTTCATGATGTTCTGAATCCCAGCGGTAACGTAGGTGAGTACTGTTACTTCGAACGCGATGGCTCGATAGGTCACGGCTTTGAACTTATTACTCAGCCTGCTGGCCTTGATCTGCATCGTCAAAAGTTTGATCTGTTCTTGAACAATGCCGAACTTAAGCGTGGTCTGAGATCACACGAAGGTGGCAGCTGTGGATTCCATGTTCACGTTGGTCGTCAGTATCTAACGCAAGCTCAGATCTACCGTGTTCAGTCCTTCCTAAATGATGTTCGTAATGAAGGCTTGATCAGGATGATTGCTCGCAGATATGGCGCTGGTTACTGCCGAGTCAAAGCAGAGATGGCTAAGTTCACATCGCATGGCAAGCATAGCAATGATCGATACGAGATGCTAAATGTATCCAACGATAAAACGGTGGAGTTCAGAATCTTCCGTGGTTCTTTGAGATATGAATCGATCGCTGCTGCTCTTGAGTTTTGCAATGCATTGCTGACGTTCTGTCAGCCAGGTGAGGTTGCCTTCAACCAGTTCAATGCTGTTGGCTTCCGCCAGTTCATTACGAGAGTTGACATGCGCTCAGACACAAAGTTCCTGCGTGCATACCTAAACGTTAATGCGGATACCGACGGAGAAAGGAGTATAGCAGCATGATTCGCATTACTACCAGTAACAAAGTTTGGTCTGACCTGACTGAGCTCGAGGCAAGCACCTTGATCTCATGTCTTTTAGTCAACAATATTAATTTCATTGCAGTATATCAATAGGAGAAATACTATGTGCATTCTGATTCACCACCCTGCTGGTTCAGAGTTGACCGACGAACACTTCGCGGACTTCTATGACAAGAACCCCGATGGCTTTGGCGCCATCATTAACACTGGACGTAAGGTAGATATCATCAAGCGTGTTGGCACATTGCGTGAGATTCAGCAGTTGTATAACAAGTTTGTCAAGGGTCATGACGCTGTAATTCACATGCGTTGGCGTACTCATGGCGACGTTGATCTTGCTAACTGCCATCCATATGAGGTAGTTCCTGGCTTGTGGATGTCACACAATGGCGTTCTATCTACTGGCAATACAGCTGACACAACTAAGTCGGACACATGGCATTACATTAAGGATTATCTACAGCCTTTGCTTGCCCGTGATCCTGAGCTTATCCATGAGCCAGCCTTTCAGACTCTGATCGAACGGCATATCGGATACAGCAACAAGTTTGGCTTCATGTCATCTGATGGTAGGTCTGTGATCATCAATCGTGACGCTGGTCTAGAGCATGATGGTATCTGGTATTCCAATACCTATGCTTGGACACCAAGTAAGTTTGGATACAAGTATCCTGGATCTACTACGAGTAGCTACCATTATGGATCATCTCCTACATGGGCTGCTTGGAATTCAATGGACAATACCTCTCAGCGTCAGCTAGCATGGGGTCAAGATCCTGTGGGAAAACCTGTGTCCAAGCGTGGCAAGAAGGCGAAGAAGAAGACAATCGCCAAGAAACAAGCAGATCTATCTGCTCCGCTTGGACAACTCGCTACGGAGAGTCTAACTAGAATCATTCGCAAGTTATGGAATGAGATGATGAGCGACGACTACAATGGCGTGTTACGTTGGGTTGAATCTAACCCAATGCAGGCAATGCACTTTATCAAGGAGATATTCCCGACCTATACTGATCAGGAAATATCTGACATGGTTAACATGGATCCAGCTCAGGCAACTGAGATTATCTATGACGCGTGGGATGTTGCTGAGCAAGACTTACTTGAACTGGCTGGCATCCCTCTTTACCAAGACTCGTATGTAAAGGAGGACGTAAATGCTGTTTGATAAACGCTGTCAAGATGCAGTAAAAAATAATGCTGAACTTAACAGGGAGTACCAAGATTTTGCTAGAGCTGTTAATCTACATGGTACAGATGGCAATGTTGAAGTTCGGTTTCTTAACGAAGTGTTCTATACCATTCCAAGGGAGCAGTATGAATCAGAAATGAGAACACATCAACTAGCATTAAGTTCCAATGGAATATATGGGTTTGCTAAGTACCACGTATATACCATGCTTCATGAAAGAAACTTGGCAAAACAATTTATTAACTTTGCAAAAACGAAAGGGTATTCTTGTGTCTACACTAACTAAAAAACAATTCGCTGAATTAGTACGTTCTGCTAAGACAGAACGCAAACAACTGCTTGAGCAGGTCAAGTTCTTAGATGACATCATCTCCTTATCAGGGGAAGAAGTTACCGTGAGAGCTAAGCCTCAACTTAGCAAAGCTAAAAGCACCAAGAAGAAATACGCTTGGTCTGCTTCAGCTAAGCGTCGCTTCAAAGAGAAGTGCAATACACCTGAGGCGAAGCAGAAGTATTCTCAGGCGCAACGTGCACGTCGTGCTCGTGAACGCTTGAATCAATCTAAGTCTTAAGTAAAAAAAGCCCGAGGTTATTAGCCTCGGGCAAACTCCATTGTTTGGAGAAGGGTATACAGTCGGGGAATTGACTGTATATCCATTATGCTCCCACTAACTGTGCAGATATGGATCTGTTTCCAACCACTGCCACAGTCCATCCATCAAACGATCCTGTATTGGAGCAAGGATCTCTGCTATAGCTCTTCGGAGCTTCCATGCTTTGTGCTGCGAGATACCCGCTATCTCAGAAGAATCTCTTATACTTCTACCTAATAGCACATTCCTTAACTCAAGTTTGCTTAAACCAAATCGGGATAACTGCCCTCTGTGCTTACGCACAATAAGATTTGCCGCCAGTTTCCGCTCCCGCATATTTCCATACAAATAGAAAGCATATATCTGCTCATCCTCAGGTCGACGACTCAGGAAGCTAAACAACATTCCAACCTGAGCGTGCATGTCATACTGAGTTAGCCTATCGCTTGAGTGTTCGTTGTCTACTTTGTTAGCTAGGTTAGTAGCTGAGGGGATAGTGATGATGCTGGTATCCCTCATGCGGAAGGCGAATCTCAGGGCGTGCTCAGGCGACTTGAACATTTTTTATCTCCTGACCCGCCACTACAAACTTAGAGAACAACACAAGACTAATCTCGATCGTATCTTCATACTCATCTGAGGTTCCCCATCCCCTGGTCACCACCCTCCAGGGCCTGCGATCCTGACGATACGCGAGCGCGGGCCGTTTCTCATCTTTCCGTGCCTGCTCAGTTGCCTGCTTCCAGAATCTTTCCAGATCTGCAGGTAGCACCTCAGCGTAACGCTTCACCTCAAGTGCCCAGTCACCTAATCCTAAGATGTCATGCCCACCATCTCTGGTCTGATCCAGATTTCTTGTGAGCTCAGAAGTCAACTCAGGCGGTAGCAATACCTTGAGTTCATTTATGAGTTCACGTTCTCCAGCCTTGCCCTTTGCCCGACTATTTATTTTCCCCATCACTCCCCCAGTTTAAGATCGTATCACCCTTCATAACACGGCTCCAATATTTACTCACATCAGATACACCAATCACCTCAGGTTCTTTCTGCCTGTTAACCCATACTACAAACCGAGTCTCTGGATGCTCGCACCTACCCTCTCGCATCATCTTTGCTTTGTGCTCATGTGTACAATCCAAGCAGTAGCCGTTATCTACTGGGCTATCAGCCTGCCTCATCAGCCAGATATACTGACGATACTGAATAGCATTATCAAAACAATCGGGGTGAGATTCCCCGTACTTACCGCTTAGGATCCTGCGTGGATCTTTCCAGTCAATCTTCTTATGTGCCATAGACCTTTCTTTCTTGGCGTTCATCAGCTCTGATTGTTCTCCATACTTCGAGCTGCATCTCATCAGCTTTCATGTCATATCTCAGGCGTTCCTCCGCCTCCACTGCAGCTTGAAGACCTGTAAGAAGTTGCTGATAGTCCTCAGATGCAAAAGCCTCGCGCTCTTGTGCTGCTGCCGTCTTAAACCCAGCCTTGTCAGCTTGGCGCATGAGTAACGCGAACTTGCTCTTCTTAAATTCCTCGATATAAGTGCGATGTGCCTTCGCCCTAGCGTACTCAAACGCTTTCTCACGATAGTCATTTAACAACTCCTCAACGTTTCTTTCCACTTGTCACCCTCGCTTTCTTTTCTGGTGCTTTCTTTGTTCTCAGTTCAACCACATCTAAACCAACCCCGCACTCAGAACAATACGTGCATGCAACCTCAGCCGCCTTGACAGCATCAGCACCCATAGCAAGAGCACCAATCGCTAGGTCTCGACCTGAGCCTGAGGCATAGAATGAATCTTCGAATATGATTGGGAATGGAACAAACTCATACTTGTGCACCACGCCCTGAGGTGAGATGGCAATCATGTGCGCTGCGAATCCGTCTTCTTTTTGCAACGCATGAGGAAACTTATTAGGATCAGCGCCAGCTTCAAACCAGCCCATCATCATATTGCACTGAGCTGTAGCTCCAGCAGCTCCGATGAGCCAGCTTTTGTGTTTACCTGAGGTTATCTTACGGACTTTGGTAACTGTCTGGAGTATGCCTCCCTCAGTTGCCTGCTTGTCCCCGACCAACCTTTGTCCATCCCAAACAATCACCGTCATCTAGATCCTTTCACATGAATTAATCCTAGATCCCACAGCTTCATATAAGTTTTACTAATAGCTTCTAGTATAAACGCACGTCGATCTTCTCGTGACATAGATTTCCCTTGGTCTAATTCGGTATGACATGCCATGCATAGCCAAGCCGTCATGCCATCATGAGCCTTATGACTTCTGCCTTTGCCGTGTTCTAACAGATTGCTGTGAGCCGCGACTACCGTTTCATCCTCACATCCACACATCACACACGCCTGACCTCGAGCCAGAGCTAGAAGCTTAGGAGATCTGAATGTCATTGACGCTGATTGTGTTTTTGATTCTCAATAATAAATAAAAGCTCTTCCTCTTCCTCAGGTGTAAGCGGTCTGCTATTATCAATCAGCTCTCCAGATTCATGAAGCCTGTTAATCTCAGCTAATAACTCAGCTAGCTCCTCAGGTGTGCCCTCAAAATTATCAAAGCATCCCTCTGAAAATACCAGCTTCAGATCATCCTTCTTCTTTGTCATCTTTCACCTCACTCATCTCAGTCCAATTAGCAGGATCACCGCACCTCCTGAGGTAATCCTTTCCACCGTCTACTGCAACAGAAGCACACTTGCACCACATAAAGTCATGGCGGTGCTTGCTTTCAATAATGTCTAAACAGATGCGGCAAGCGATCCTGTTGCGGATGATCATTTCTCACTCGCTTTCTTTAGTATTGCTCTAGCAAATTCCCTAATTCCGCCATTATCCGCTTCAGTTTCTTTATACAAATTCAATATTTCCTCATCACTTAATTCTTTTATTTGTGGTGTGATGTATACGCACTTGTGCGCCTTGATGTCAAATGCATCCAGCTCTTGCCCGCACACCACGCAATGTCTGTGAATTGTCATCTGATGTAGACCCCCGTTGATTCTGGAATCCTGAACTGACCTGAGTCTTTGTCCCATTCCAGCTTGGTCATGCCCAGTTGACCCAGCCACCTGGATCGAATCTTCTGAACGTGCACCTCAGAGTAGGCATACGGATCTGCCTTGTCCCGATGCACAGCAATGATGTTGTCTGCCTTGTTAAAGAAGTGAGCTGAACCAGCTACGTCATAGCCCGTTGGTACGGGGTACTTGCCATCCAATCCTTTCTGCAGTTTGGTAGGGTGGGCCACCAACCAGATGTGCACGTCGAACTGACGAGCAAAGCCACGCACTCTAGCCAAGAAATCTGAGATGTACTCCGTCTCGGATATGCCTTCTTTGCGATGGGTGTGGGTGATCTCATTGTATGGATCAATGATTAACCCCTTCATGCCGTACCGCTTGACCAAGACCTTGGCTTTAGCCAAAACAGATTCAAGGGTGCGATCTTCTTCAGGCAAGATGAACTTGAAGAAGGCGTTCACCCACTCAGCTGATTCCTCGTACTCATCCTTGCTCATCTTATTCATACGTTTGCCAATATACTTTTCCATAAACTTGGTAACGTGGTATGAAACAGGTTGATTCTCAGGTGAGCAAACTCCAAACACCCAGCTATGTTTCTTGGTTAGATTCATGGTGAGTGCATCGAGCCACTCAGATTTACCCATGCCAGGAACGCCAGTCACAAGCGTCCACTGACCAGGGGATGGACGGTAGAACTGATCTACATTTTCCCAGCCAGTCTCGATACCCTCAGGTAAACCATGTTCGTAGATAAGATCAAGCTCAGATCTAAAGTCCTCTAGCTGGAACACACCATCAACTGGGTATGGTTTGGCAAACTGAATGATCTCCTTAAGAACCTCAGTGCCGTGCTTTAATAGAACTTCATTGGCATCCTTGCACCCTTCGGGCCACTCAACCCGATAGCATCTTTCCTTGCCAAGCCTACGTGCCAGCTCTTCCTCAAGCCTTTTGCCAGGCGCATCATTGTCAACGGCAAGTATGAACTTCTCAACCGCTTCAATGCGTGGGTCCTCAACATCGATGTAAGTAAATTTGTTTTCTAGATTTTTGGCAGTAGGAGTTGGAGCCCCATCAGGTACGCTAATAGCGTGACGCAAGCCAGCAACTTCCAACGACAGGGCATCAAATTCTCCTTCAGTAATGATTGTGCACTTAGGGTCAATGTCATCGTACTTATACCAACATTTCTCAGCGCCACTTTCTTGAGTAAAGTTCTTTGATCCATCCCGATACTTAACGTTTACCACTACCCCTTCACGTATAAATGGGAATGCCATGCAGCGCTGCTTCTCCTCAACCTGAGGAAAGTAATGTGTTGTCATGGTAATTTGATTGCGGGCGGCAACCTCAGGCGTGATACCGCGAGAGGCAAGAAAGTCTAAAGACTTCTGCTCCAATGGGGCTGAGTGAAACTCAGGACGGCGATACTCTTTCTTAGGCGTGATCGGCCTCATGTAATTTCCTTTTTTGATTGAGCCAGACCAACCGCAATGCCAGCAGTTGTATACGCCAAGATCGATATTGACGTTAAGGCATGGGTAAGTTTTCTTTTTGCGGGTGTGGGAACACTGAGGACAGCAAGTCTTAATCTCGCCACTCGAATGACCGTTAACGTCAATGCCCAGTTCTTGCCAGCTTCCCATATACCCTTATTCATGTAGTCTTATTATTGTATTTTGACTATCATGTAATTACATCAGTACTTACCCTAACATTTGCTTATTTATTATTCTCCCCTTTCCTTCGGCGGGGAGATGGAACTCAACCTATAAGTATTAATTAATTATTAATATATAACTCGTTCACCCTAGATCCGAACGTACCTACCCCATCCTTCAGTCAAGTAGGTTCGTTCAACTAGGCTCGTTCACCCTGAGTCCATTAGTACCCGACAGACGTTCGTGCACAAGGCTCTGTCTTCCCCACCTCTGCTCCTCTACTGCACTATTCCCGTGGTAGGAGCCACTTCTCTTCTGAAGCCACCGTTGTTATCCCCGTCCTTCAGAATGAATAGTTTAGTATGATTAATATTTATTTGCAAGTGATGTCCGCTACGCATCACATGTATCGTTATATTAGTGTTTACCCTAGTGGTTGCATAACAACACCATTATTTTTTTTATTATTGCCTATTGACGCAACAAAGAAATGATATATACTACTAGTACTGCAACATCGCAGAAAGAAAGAAAGGGTATATGGAAGAACAAATTAAACCTACCAAACCTCCGCTGGTTCTTGCGGGGATTCAAATGGTAACAGCCGCATTTGCGGAGAAGGGTATTGGAAAGAACCATAAGAATGAGCAACAAGGATTTGCGTTTCGAGGTATTGATGATGTCTTGAATCGCATGAGCAAGGAACTTGTTGAAGCTAACCTAGCAATCGTGCCTCGTGTGCTAAGCCGTGATGTGAGTGAGCGTGTGAACTCCCGTGGCAACCCATTATTTTACGTGGTCTTGACTGTTGAGTACAAGATTTATTCCACGCTTGATGGATCATACGTGACATGCGTTGTCCTTGGCGAGGCTATGGACTCTGGCGACAAGGCAACAAACAAAGCGTTGTCAATTGCCTACAAGTACATGGCGTTTCAGTTGTTCAGCATTCCAATTGCTGATGATCCTGATCGCACAACACACACGCTTGCACCTAGCGAGAAGACCGTTGGCACTACCGAGGTAGACGCTATCCGCAAACTAGCTGAGCAAGCAGGTGTGACGGATGACTACATAGCTGGTATCTACAAAGTCGAAGGACTAAACTTCTTGCCACTGTCCAAAGCGCCTGAAGTAATGGCACAGTTGCAAAAGAAAATCAAATCTAAATCAACCAAAGAGAAGGAAGTAGCATGAGCGAATACAATAACATTTCAGTTTTCAAAGCCAAGCCTAGCGAGAACCCCAAGGCTCCACTGTTTAACGTCGTAATAGAGATGTCGAACGGTGAGAAGTTCCGTGGCGGTTTATGGAAGAAGGTTTCCAAGAATGGTCTGGAGTATCTCAGCGGTACGCTTGAAGAGGATGATGGTCAAGGCGGTGGTCAACGCAAGGCACCAGCGTCTAAGCCAAAGCAAGAAGATATCATCGACTGGTAATCAGGCGGGGTCAGGGGATTTCCCATATGGCAGATGTGGCGCACCGTACTGATCCCTGTTTCCAAGGTGCGATAGTAAGCCCTCCTTTCCCGCGCAAGCGGAGGTCGCAAGACCAAGGCGTAACACCTAACGTCAAGGCAATCTGCTCGGGACGTGACAGCGGAGAGAGATCCGCCCATATAACAAGGAGCGTGTGTGAATTTAACTAACTTGCATGATTTGCCTGAGGCATTTGTCAGAGCCGTCACTAATGACCCGTACACGGGCGGTGGCGATATATCAGTTACCAAGCTGATTGACTCTCCTCAGGTGCGGATTCTCCGCAAGCAATACGGTCATGCTGTTGTCGAAGATGTGAGCGATCGGATCTGGTCTCTCCTCGGGCAGTCCGTTCACACCATCCTAGAACGTGCAGGCAATGAGACATCTGACATACAGGAAGAGCGTTTGTTTGCAGAGGTAGATGGTTGGAAGCTATCGGGTCAGTTTGACAGAATGGAAGTTCGTTCCAAGACAATGGATGATTACAAGGTGACTAGCACTTACAAAGTTACAGGTGATCACAAAGATTGGGAGCGTCAACTGAATGTACTTCGGTGGCTTGCAATACAGAATGGGTATGAGGTAGAGCGCCTAAGAATAGTTGCAATCCTTAGGGATTTTAGTAAGGCAAAAGGTTTGCGCGATCCAGACTACCCAAAGCAGGCTGTCGTTGTAGTGCCCATAGAAGTGTGGCCACTAGAAGAAACGTATCAATACATCAGAACAAGAATCAGCCTACATCAACAGGCAGAGTCAGGTACGATGATTGACTGTACTGATGATGAACGATGGTTTAGTGGTAACAAGTATGCGTTAATGAAGAAAGGCGCTAAGCGAGCGATAAAATTATATGAGCGAAGAGAAGACATTCCGAGCCCTCTCACTGACGGAACTTTTGTTGAGGAGAGAGCGGGGGTATACAGGAGGTGCGCCGAGTATTGCGAAGTCGCACCATTCTGCGAGCAGTACAAGCCTATTAGGGAAGCGGTTTCTACTTCCCTCTGGGAGAGTGATAACAGTGATTGAAGATACGGGGCACGACAGCTATCTGTGTGACTACGACTCTCCTGAAATTCCATTAGTACCTGGAATGACTAAAGAAGAAATCGAAGACGGCAGACGTGTTGAATTTAGAAAAAGTTTTATTTTGAATTATGGCAAGGAGTGGAAGTAATGGATAATAAATTAATGGATGTAGACGAGGCATCACAATACGTTGGACTTTCACAGTTTACCGTGCGTCGCTTAGCTAGAAATGGTGTATTGCCTGCCGCAAAGATTGGGCGCGCTTATCGTTTCAAGCGTGAGGATATTGATTCTTATATCAGGACTCAATACAAGGGAGCCAGCGATGCCAATGGATCCAGTTAAGGCTGAGCAACTAGAAGCATTCATTCGTTCTTGGGCTGAGTTCTCAGATGCTAATCCTCAGATTGTATTGGGCGACTGGTTGCATACGTTTTCAATTATGATGGGATTGGCAATGCGCCTTTCAGATATGGACGATACTGCTATAGACGATGCCTGCGAACGCATTGAGAAAATGGTACGCTCATCTTTTGAAAACTCAAGGGATCACATTAAGCCAAGTTCATTGCAGTAAGGAGAATTAGTATGGCAAAAATAACTTTAGTTATAGAAGATTTACCAGAGGGTGATGCTGACATTATCCAGATTGCTATGCAGACAGATGATGAGGTTAAGAGAGATGGCGTAACCCCAGCTCAAGAAATGGCAGCAATGGTTTTAAGTTTAATCGAATACGCAAGGGAACAAACCAAGAATGATTCCATGTCCGAAGTGCAGAAAGAGGACTGACGTATATGATTCAAGAATCAATACGCTTGGCCAACTTAGGAGAAAAAGAACGTGCCGTGCATGTGGCTGGAGATTCGCAACCATTGAAGTTATGGACACGGGGAATAAGCTTAAGCAACTGGACGAACGTCCAACGCCAAAACCCAAGGTGGAAAAAGTTCCAAAGCCCAAGCGAGAAAAGCCTGTGAAAGTAAAGCAGTTGAAGCAAGAAAAAGTCAGACGCTTTGATGAAGACGACTTTGAAGATGATAGCTACCAAGTGCCAGAAGATTTGCGTTACTTGATTAGCGATCGTGGTTTTGATTAATGGTATCAGTCGGGGAGATGTGATATGAATATGAGTGAGTTAAGCAGTAAGATGGATGATTCTGTTAGGGCGCTGCGGGATGCGTTTATCCATGAGAAGCAAGAGGCATTGCTAATCGAGGTAGCACATAGCTTAGTCGAGAAGCTTGAAGAAAGAGACATTGAAATAGAGAAGTTGAAAGATCACATCAACCATCTAAACACTGAGATCAATGTTCTGAGAAGCCGCATAGATCAGTACGCGAGATTAGATGGCTATGTATCGGAGAAATTAGATGAGTAATACCGCATTGACCGAAGGCATTGGTGACGTAAACTCAATAGCCAAAGGATCTGGTGCTCGTTATAACGGTGGTAAGCCAGACCTTAGTTTGATTCCACTGTGTACTCTTGAAGAAGAGGCAATGGTTTGGATGTATGGCAAGGATAAGTATGCCGCATGGAACTGGACTAAAGGTATGCCTTGGTCAGTTCCGCTTGCCTGTGCACTAAGACACCTATCTGCATGGCAGAGGGGCGAAGATATTGATTTGGAGTCTGGATACCACCACTTGGCGCATGTCATGTGTAATATCAGGATGCTCATGCTCTACTCCAAAACATATCTAGAAGGAGATGATCGACCACCAAAGGAGAACTTATGAACGAAGAATTAAGAAGTCAGTTATGGTCTGCTGCAAATAATATAGATGACCTGAAAAATAGAGTGCAAAATGCTGCCGATGTAATGGAGGTTATAGCTTCGTCTGAGACAGAGCCTCAAGTCTCAGGTGCATTGTGGTTTGTGCGAGATTCAATGAAGATACTATGTGAATTGATTGATATAGAAATTGATAAGTTAATGGAAGTATTACGTCAGGCAAATGAAGAAGCAACCACAAAGAAGAAGAAAAAGTGAGTGATCTATTTACTGACCAGCTATCTCAAGAAGAGAAGTGGGCAATACAAATCCAAGAATGCCGCGATAAAGTAGAGGTAAGGGTAATGTCAGCCTTGGCTTTAGGCAGGGCTAAGACTAAAAGAAAGGAACTGTACAAGTCATGGCGTACTCAATATGGCGACGACATCGCAAAAGAATCAGCCAAGCTAGCGGAAGCAATACTCAAAGGGGATTTGGAAATGCCGAAATGGTTTCGAGCAAGGAGAAGAGTATGAGTGCTTGGTTAATTATTGTGACAGGTCTTATCTACTCTTACATTGCACTTGAGCAAGGCTTCAAGGGTAACATAGCAATGCTGATTGTATACAGTGGGTATGCATTTAGCAATGTGGGCTTGTACTGGATGGCGACTAAATGAAAGTACTTTGCAATTTAGTCGCGACTTTTTTGCAATGCGCTACGTTTTAGTCGCAGCTTATTTTGCAGTAATGGGCTTTGCTATGGGGAAGTTTCATACTTCCTTGGATTACATCCACTGCGATAGCTTCACTAAGAATGGTGTGATGTGGACTGGATACGTCTCAATGAAGGACGGTGATATACGGTGCTTTTGGAAGGAAGAAAGATACCCCTGGCGTTTAATGCAAGGGGTACCTGTTAGTTAGTCTTCTGCAGATTCCCTAACCAACCCACCAGCACGATTGAGTAATCCTTGATCAGTTGAATTACCAATCACAGCATCACGGAATCCTGCACGGATAGCAGCATTTACGGCACGGTTCTGGAACATCTTCTCTTGTTCTTTAATCTTGTTTCGAGCAGTTACTTTGTACTCTTCACTGAGATTAGGATTGGAGTTGATTGATTGCAGCTGTTGACGCAACGCTTTGATCTGCTGATCTACCCCTGAGATTACAGCCTTAGCAGCGCCCAGGTTTGGATGTTGCCTGAGAATCTCAGTCTTTTCTGCACGGGTAGTATTGGGATCCATGAACTCTTTGTACTTAGTTTCAATAGACTCAGCAGCACGACGCATAGCACCAGCATCGTAGCCCTCAGGAACGCGAGCAGATAGGCGATCGATAAGAGGAATAGGTGCACGCTTGGTGTCCTCTCCACGCATCTTTTGGATAGCTAAGCCTGCGCCCTTATATACCTCAGTAAATATACCTGGCAAGTACGATTGAATAAAGTAATCCACTGCCCCAGGATTGATGTCAATCAACCCTTTCTTATATTGATTACCACCAGTAGCATTATTCAAGCCACGCATCAGAGATCTTGACATTGGGTTAACCGTATCAAAATGCATATATGAGTTGGCTTCTTTTACATCAGAGAATGGATTCTGCTCTTTGAATATAGGAGCACCGAATCTATTTTCATTAGATGCTATGTCCACAATCGGAGTCAGGATTGATGGGGTAATTGTTTTCAAGAAAGCACCAGCAGCAGTTTGCGACTCAGCACCAGATCCGATCGGGGCAAAGGAGTCAAAGGCTGCAGTTAACACACGGCTAGCTGCCTCTTCAACCTTAAGCTTCCCACCAAATACATCAGCCATGTAATGTCCAAGAGTATGGAATACGTTCCAACCATATGCAATTGGAATCGCACCACCAGGAACATCAGGTGCAAGTATCAAGCTGGTTGAGCGTTTGTAGTTGGGGATCATGTCAAGCTTGTCTACGCCTGGCTTATCTTCATCCTCACCACCTACAGCACGAGCAATCATGTTGCCCATAATACCCATGACAATCCACACGCCAGCCACTTTAGAGAACTGGGCGCTTGGCATAAAGCGAGCAAAGCCCTTGTCACCAGCACTGTAGTTTTGGAACATACGATACGTGCCTTGTACTGCAGGATTAGCGAATACGTATAGCGATCTAAAGTTCTGAGATGCACCCTTCATGTTGAAGTTAACTGTGATCTCTTTTGCGTAGGTCGCTGCACGCTCTTCAGTCCAGCCGTTCTGACGCAACACCTTGTACATAGCAAAGCGAGGCGCGGCTTCCATTGGCATGCTGATTAATTCCATGAACTTACCCACTGACTCAAGCTTATCCTTGGTTAGTTCTAGCATTCCGTTGGGGCCACTCATATGGCGGTTCATAGATTCGATGGTTTCTTCTACGTTCTGGCGATCAAGGAAGAACGTCTCCGCACCATTGCGACGGAACTCTTCGTAGAGTTGCATCTCTTCTGGGGTAAGAGGCTTACGTTGCTTGAGACCGCCAAGGTAGCTACCCCACCATCCTCCAGTTGTATCTGATTGATCGGCAACAAGGTAGCGGAAAGCCACCTTGAGGGATGGATACCACTCCTTAGTCATCTTAGCTGCAAGTACTGGTCCCACCTCAGGATCGGCAGAGGCGTTAGCAAATGCCGTCTGAGCATCTCGGAATCCGTTAGGCAATACCCAAGCTGGATTCCAGGAGGTGATCAACTGACTGAAGAATCTGCCCCATGCGCCAACCAGCTGCACCAGATCTGACCTGGACTGTTGACTTGCACCTGAGATGGATTGAACAAACTGTTTTCCCTGATCTGTAAAACGCATCAGAATTGGTTTGCCATCTACACGTGCCACCAATACATTTGGATCTCTGATCAGGTTTGGATCTTCAACCATTGAAACGTATCCGTCTGGGGCAATGCGACCTGAGATTACAACCTCAGCATTGACCTTGCGGATTGCAGCTAGAGCATCAGCTGGCTCAACCACACGCTGTTGTTCGGCTAAATTAATACGGTTGATTAACTCAGACTGCGCTTCATCTGCGGTCATAGATCCGTCAGCAATACTCTTCTTCAGACTCTCTAGGAACTTACGACCAGAGCCCTCATTCGGTGCGTCACCGATGTACTTGAGTATCTTCTTGTCAGCGATTAAGCGATCTAGGTTAAGACGTTTCTTCTCGGCAATCGGATTGATCTGCACGAAATTAGGATCGGGATTCTGCTCTAGCATCTGCAGGATAGAACGATTGACTCTTGCTTTCTGCCCACGGATTAGCGTAGACAGGTATGCGTTCATGGTGTTTTGTAGTATGTCGACAGGCTCAGTTCCACGACCCAAAGCTGTTTGTACTTCACGACCTTTGAAGTTGAACCCGTTGGGTCCAAGATCAGACTTATCAAACTTGTCGAGTCCGAGATCCTCGTTACCAGACAAGTTACGATAGTTACTGTAGACATTCAACGCCTCTGCTGTATTTGCGTCGACAAGACCTGTTTGCACCATGTAGTTCACATGATCTTTACTCATCTTATCCATTAATCTTCCAAGAGATTCAAGCTCGGGACGGTATGCTTCCCATTGACCGTCGTTGTTATTTTGCAACAACTCACGAGCAGTCTTGTTATCCATACCAGAGCCACTGAAGTTAGTAGGATTAATTTTGTTGATCTGCTTGTTACGCTCTTCAGCATGTTGAGCCAATAGGAAACGGTCAACACTGCGTATGTCACCGCCTTTATCTCCAATTGTTTTCAATAGCTTTTGAATTGGCTCTTGATAACGCTTACGCATGTCATCAACAAAGAACTTCAGGCGACCTTCGTATAGCTTGAGATCTTGAATGACGGTGTTATCAGCGCCGCTCTTAGATAGAAACTCAGATACTTCAAATACTGGAAGATATTGGTTTTGAATATTGATCTGAAGTTTACGGGCAAACTTTTTCCAGCCTTCAACATCATCAAATGCAGGGATCTGTTTGATAGATGCTGGGTCAACCTCTTGACGGGTACCGCGATCAGTAGAGCGAACTGGCTTGCCAACCTTTTTAAGGATAGCGTACGCTTGATCGTACTCTTCAACGGTTGTTGAACTAAATGTTCCATCTTTCTTATCAAGAGTAAAGACTGTCCACTCACGGGTAACTGGGTTAAGACGTGCATATCCTGTAGTCTGACCGTCACGAGTAGCAAAGATTTCTACAGGATTCTTGTTGCGTGCAAACAACACCTCAGAAGGTGCGCCGTTGAGTGGGCTTACACCTTGTGTACGTACAGCAGTACGTGCGCTAGACAATATGAAAGCAAGCTGGCGATCACCAGTGCTATCAAGCCAATCAGCAACAGAATCAACCCCTGCTTTGCGTAACCAATCAACGAGGCGACCAATGAGTTCTCTGAAGAGGCTGGAATCTCCCTTGGCTGCGATGTCTGCAATAGCTTCCTCGATTGACTCGAGTCGTGACATAGGCTGCTGGGATGCCGCCGCATCTTGGAACTGTCGGTCTGCTTCATTTCGCACCTTGTCGTTTAGTCGATACTGTGTTTCTAAGAAGGAGTTGAGGCGATCTCCTAGGAAGTAACGCATACCCCAGTGACCATACAGCTCATGGAATAAAACAAACTCAGCATCAGCCACGTCATCTAGATATTGAGAGAACAAATAAACCTGACCAGTCTCAGTGTCAATGGCACCCTTGAATGCGCCATTATCAAAACGACCTAGAACACGGGCGCGAACCTCAGGATCAGAGATCTGAGCTGGGTTCATGAGAACGGTGTAGCTGGGCTTCACATCCCAGTCAGCAGTAATCTCAGACAGGTGAGCTGCAACAGTAGAAGCAGCTGGGCCATGCGAGTTTTTGCCACGCTTGTACAGAACGTCACCACTTAAGATGACGTTGGTCTCAGGTTGAGTTGATACGTCTGCGGCTGGCTCAATTACAAAACTGTCATCGCTGTAACGTGCCGCTGCATCAGCGATCTTTTTATACAAGAGACTAATGCGTGCATCTTCTCCTGTCATAAAGCCTTCACCTGTTCTTGCAGCTCGCTCAATCTCAGCCTGAACTTCAGCATTTGAGATCTCAGGCATCTCTTGACCATCGATTGCAGCAACATTGTCATTGGCATCTTCGTTATCTAATGCTGTTGACTCAGTGATATCATTTTGGTAAATCTGAGCTAGCTGATCTTGCAAAGCCGAGATTAACTCATTCTTATTATTAGCTAGGCTTGCGGCTTCTGCCATCAACTCAGCTTGGTGAATGATTGCTGATGCCTGATTTAAGTCAGATATAAGGATGCGGTTCTGGAATACGGCATATGCCTTGGGGTCTAGCCCTTGCATGTAGTCAAGCATTGACATGTAAACACGCAGTTCATTACGACGACCGTTGTCAAGAATTACTTTGTCAGTTTTATTCTTGTATTCAATAACGGCTCTCTGCTCTTCTTTTGTTAGGCCGTCCATAATCTGTTGCTTCAGATCTTTGCGAGCGTCCAACGCATAAGTAACATCATCAAGCCATAGGCGGTGTAAATATTTCAACTCACCATAAACCAAACCTTCTAGTGCGGCACGGTCTCCCTCTGGGATATTGTTAGGATCTGCCAACTCTTTGAGTGAATAGGTATTGAATAGGGCATGTGGGAATGCTTGCTGTACGTCATCATACAAAGCATTCACATATTCAGCTCGAGTGCCACCCTTAATAGATAGCTGACGATCAAACTGTTCTTGGCGACGGCGCTTTAATGCATCACGCTTCTGGTTAATGTAAGCGATGACACGCTTTTCTCCGTCTGTAATTGATTTTTCAAACTCAGCAAATTTCTCTGGCTGGTCTGAGTAGATGTTTTTGATCTGTTCATATGAGCGTACCCAAGCATCACGAGATGCGTAGTTTCCAGCCTGACCTTTGGGGTTTCCAAATACAAAATCAGCAAGACGGGTAGTAGCCGCAGGAAACTGGCTGACCTCACGATCAACTGCTGTCAGTTCTTTGCCGCTCATAGCCAAAGCTTTACGGAAGTCGCTGAATTGAAACTCACGATCCTTCTTGGGCAAACGCATCTCATTCCAGAGTGCGCTCATGTCAGATCCACCAGACGCTTCGATCGCTGCAATAGCGTTCAATGCGGCTTGTATACGGTCGCTTTGTTCGATGTCAGGGAAGTTAAGCTCAGCTTGTGTGGTATCTTCATTGACTGTGCCAACTGAATTGTTGACTTCCTCTACGGTATCAGCCTGTTCGAATACTTGTAAGCCAGCTAGTTTTTGACCAACCACACGATCAATAACATCTGATGAGAAACCATCGGCTTCCATCTTTTGTTGCAAACCAACAAGCTCATCAGAGATCTTGGCTGCATGAATTTTTAATAAACCTGCACGAGCATTAACGTCAGCTTTCTGTGCAGATTCGATGGCCTTGGCAATAGCAGCAACAGGATTGCTACGCTTAGATCCAGACTCCATCGCGCCCACTTGGGCAAACTGATCGAAGATGTATTCCACATCAGACTGCTTCTTGTTGAACTTGAAGAACGGGCGCTGACGGTTATAAATGTCTTTGAGCTTTTGACGCAGCTCAACCAAAGTCTGATCCACAGTACTTGGTGTAAACATCGTAGTCATAATACGTTGAGCCTGCGCTTCGTAACTATTTAGTTTCTGCTTCTGTTCAGTGCTCATGAACTGTAGAGATTGCTGAACAGGTGTGGCAGCACGACGCTCATCACGGAATGTGAGTGTTTCTTTTCCACGCTTTAAAGCCTGAGGGATGGATGCAATACGTGCAACCACGTTGGCAGAAGATCCTTCAATAGCCTCACCTGCTTTAGCATTGCGGATCATGTATAGACCGCTACGCTTGGTGTCAAATACTTTACCGACTACTAAGCCTTGCGCATCAAGTAGACTACCAATTAGGTTTGAGCTATCGTTTTCAAGCTTGGTATTCACAAGGGCTATACCCTTGGTATCCGTAAATGGCTCAGCCTCAAACTCACGACGCTGCGCTTCTTGGTTTTCTTTGGCTTGCTTAGCCATACGTTCTTGCTCTTGAACATCTGGAGCAACCGTCTTTGGCTGTTCTCTGAATGTGCCACGCTGAACACGATTTGGGTCAGCATTAATGACCTCGATTGGTCGCTTATCTTTTATCTCCTGAACAGGTGCTTGAGCTGGAGTTGGAACGGCTTCAGCCTGCGGAACATTGACCGAAACTCTATCTGTGTCCTGCGCCACTGTTGTTTCGACTGGCGCTTCTCCTGGCGGAGTGACATCCTGAGTGACCTGTACCTGTGTGGCAGCCTGCGTAGATTGTGGTTCTGCATCCTGTGTAGCCTGTTGAGTTGTAATATCTGTAGGTTCTGCAGGAGCGGCCTCAGGAGCTACGATTGGGGTTACTTGAGGTGTAGCCCTACCCTGCACCACAGCCTCGCCTTGTGGCTTGATCTGAGCGGTCTGAGGAGGAACTGCTGCTGCTTGAGTTTTACTGACTGCTGTAGATACGGTTGTATCTACGGGTAAACCCTGACGAACCTGTGCCTCAGCTTGGCTTAGACGAGCTAATGGGCTTGGCTCAGATGGTATTGGGGTAGCCATCTCAGTTGGGGTACGATCCAACCCAATTTGGGTATCAGCTTTGGGGGCTGGTTTTTCACGGGTAAATACGCCTTCGGCTTCCATGATCCCTTGATCAGCCAGATCTTTGGCGATGCGAATAGACTCACGGGTGGGACGTAAGTCCCTTGGAGCAGAAGACACAGCGCCTCCTGCAAATGGAGTGTCTATAGGTCTGGTGCGCTGATAGAACTCTCCTAACCTTTCTTGGAACTGACCAGCAAAGGTTGGGTTATCTGAAATAATGCTGTTGCCTTGAGAAACTAGGTTAGCGTTCTGAGATGCATTGGCTAGATCAAGATTCATACGAGTCTTATCTGCATAGTTTTGCAGCTGAGCACGGGTATTCTCGTCACCCTGAGAATAAAGAGATGCTAAGAAAGCTGGACCGTCTTGAGATTTCTGCAAGCCAAAGAACTCTGGGTCTGTTAGACCTTGCTGAGCAACCTGAGATGGTACGGTTGGAGCTGGTTCTATTGGGCTGACATTGTTAAAGCTGGCTGGTGCTGCCTGTACTGTCACATTACCCTGAGGTTGTACTGCTCCAGGACGACGTAAGCCACCTGAGGTAGCAACCTCGATAGGGGCAAAAGCAGCCTCACCAAATATCTCGGCAAGAAGCTCGCCTTTACCAACCTCCTCGCCTACTGCTTGAGCCGCTTGATATGCACCAACACCACCTCCAGCTCCTTGAACTCCAGCTTGGAATGCGGCATTGCCTACTATGGCAGTTCTAGGTGCGGTAGCAGCAACTCTTGATAGTGGGTTAATTCCCATGAATAAGCCAGCAACAGCATTGGCTGGAACTTCAGCAAGTGTTTTAGTTGCAGCATAATCAGACGCAGCTTGAGTATCGCCTTGAAATTTATCAAGACCTTCTACGTAGTTGGTTCCTAAAGATCCAAGAATGACAGCGCTTGAGTTGGTTGCAGCACCAAAAGCGGCAGTACCAACTGCAGCAGATTGCGTGGCAGAAAGACCACCACGAGCAGCAAGACCGCGAGCAGTCAGACCAACCACACCGCCAGGTAATACGGCAGCAGCCATTGCAGGCAATTGCTCACCAAGGAAGTTAACAGCAACACCTGGGTTGGAAGCAATATACTTCAGCATTGCTTTGGCACCTTCGTAATAATCTGGTGCGTCGTTTCCTTGCTGAATCAACTGCTGAATACGTGGGTCAGAAGCGAGAGCCTTGTATTCTTCTACGCTTTTTTGCAGGATTGGAGCGGTATCAGAACCGCTTCCTGTGACGGCTGTTTCTAGTTTGTTAGCGAGGTAGTCCCATGTAAGCATGAGACCCTTAGCCCCCTTCTGCACGGAGTCAATGAACCCCACTTCCTTTGCAGGCGTTGCAGCAGGAGATATCTGTGGCGCTGTAGAATCATATGCGTTGAGCACTTGCTGAATTGGATTTGCTTCAGCAGGTGCAGCAGTTGTTGGCTGATTTAAAACACCACTGTCATACGCTTTTAGAATATCATCTATTAAAGATGGATTCGTAGCTGCTGGAGAGCTTGGACGAATTCCAAGCCGAGGTCCTTCCACTTTGCCAAGACTGTCAAGACTTTGGCTGGTTGGATCAATTTGCACTCCAGTCTGGCCACGACTGCGTACTTCCTGCCCCGCTTGAGTCGAGCTCTTGAAAAGTTCTGCCATATCTTATTTCTGTGCTGGTTGTAATGGTTCTGTATTAACGTTATATCTTTTGAATACACGTTCTTCGGCTGTGTTAATTGCTGTTTGCATATTCATGCCAGCGTCCATAAGCTGACGAGTTAACATGCCAACCTCAGACTCAATACGCTTGTTACGATCTGCTTCCATTTGAGTTGTTGGATTGCGGAAGATGGCTGTGTATCGATTGTTTAAAGTTGTGGCTAATGTTTTGTTTTCATCAGCACGAATTTCAGCACGTTTAATCTCGCGCGCGTTAGCCAGAGTTCTTTCATTACGCCTGTCTAGACCACCCTCTTGAATATTGACACGCTCAGTAGCCTTACCTTGAACAAATTTCTCTTTGCCCATAGCAATACCATAATCCAGCATTTTCTCTGGTGTATACAACAGTTGCATTTCAAACGAGCTGGTAATTTTTTGTGGCTTACCATCTTTTCCAGGTGCATATACTACGTTGGTAGGAAAGCCAGTTTCCACATCAGTTTCTTTTACCATGAAACTACCTTTTGGTAATTTGCGATCGCCGTTTTTATTGAACAGTTCAATGGCTTTATCACTGTTGCCAGTTTGATCAAACAATTCAAACGCCTCGAATACGCCTTCTTTCTTCAGCTCTTTATTGAGCTGGCGATTTTTTATGAAGGTATCCTCGTCATATAATTTGTTATCGATTCTAGCTTTTTGGAACACGTCAGCACGCAAGCGATCGACCTGAGTTTGAGTAAGTTGCTCAGGAGGTTTAACCATACTAGTTCCTTCTTTGAAGGAAAGTCCAGCTGCTTTTGCCTGCTCTGGAGATGAGTATTGCATTGGGCCAAGTTCCTGACCGAACTCATCAACTGCAACACCAGTAACAGCACCACCACGAAGACGAGCATCAATCTCTGCCATACCGCGGGCAACTTGATCGCCGTATGATTTCTTGCGCTCTATCTCATCAAGCTGCGCTTGCTTCATCTTCATATCAGTTTCAAACGCTTGAGCCTCACGAGATTCACGTTGCTGAGCAAGACGTAATGCTGTGCCTTTGCTGTAACCTTCGGTAAGACCTTCGGCAAATCCGCCGATTCCACTTAGTCCAATTGCCATTATTTTTTCCCTTTAAGAGCTTTGCGTTTACGCTGAACACTGGCTGGCGTATGCGTCTTGTCTACTACCTTGTCAATGTTTTTCTTGCCAATTGCTTTGACTGTATCCGCTGGGAGAACGTACTCGCCATCTGATAGCATGGCTGGAATCTTGTCATCAACTGGACCTCCTGGTCCTCGTACGCCGCCAGCACCCATGTGCACTTTTCCACCGTTAGCAAAGCCTAGTAATTTAGCGCCAAGGGTAGATCCTCCGCCAGTACCTAAGCTAAGACCTGTACCAACCAATGCGCCAATACCACGCATAGCGCCACCAGCAGCTGCTTGATTGGCTTGATAACCTTGCATACGTCCAGCAAATTCCTGACCGTAAATATTTCCAGTAGTGCCGTATCCGCCAATCGCACCTTGATTGGCTTGAATAGCGGTGCTGTATCCTTGATTCATTGCGCCTAACGATTGTTGCATGTTCTGACCAGCGGAGTTGCTAGCATTAAGTGACACGCCATAAGCGGTAGAAGCATTGCTTGCTAAGTTACGACCTAGAGCTGCAGCATCTTGTAAGCGTGCATACCCTATGTTCTCAGCATCAATACGGGCTTTGTTTTGTGCACCAGCTCTTGCCAATGCTTCTTGAGTTAAAAGATTTTGATTAAGAGCAGCAAAGCGTCCAGAGTCAGGACGTAAACCAGCGGCCGCCATTTGACGAGTTTGCTGTCCGCGAGCTACACCAAATGCTTGAGATACGTCAGCAGCAGCCTGCGATGCAAGTTGCTCACGTCTTCCTTCTGTGGCGTAATCATAAGCGTCTTTAACCAGCTTCTGTTCTAATGGCCTGAAAGTCTCACGTTCATATTGAGCATACTCTTCAGCTCGTTTTTGATTGGCATTAGCAATGGCTACTTCGTTTTGAACGATCTCGTCGTAAAGAGGTTTAAACTCCTCATATTGTTGCTTATAAAAAGCAAGAGAGTTGGCAGCGATTTCCCTCTGAGCATCAGCAGTTTCCTTTGCAGATTGTGCCGAGGCGATCATCCCAGGGTTGGGATCTGGAGCCCCGCCGCCCTTACCTCCACCCTCGAGGGTCATCTTTTTTCCAAAAGGATTATTCCGTCCGCCAATCGGTTGGAAAGCTCGCTCAGGGAGCATGTCGTATTCAGTGGTATGCCATCTAGACATCTGTTCTTACCTTTTTTTATCTTGAAGAATAAAGCGGCAATCTTCTTTGAACATCCGATAGATGATCACGTCACCGCCGTCACGAGCTGCGCTACTGAGCACAGCCTCCTGTTGGAAACCTAAATGCTCATCAAAGCGTCTAGCGTCGGTATTGCTTACTTCAACCCAACCAGAAACACGTTTACAATTGAGTTGAAGAAATGGGTACGCAAAGCAGGCTTTCAGATACATCCTGTTAAGCCAGTTGCTATTTGGTTTTGCTGCAACATGCATCCATATATTGGATCCATTAAAATCATCATACAAGACACCAGCAATTAGTTCTCCATCTCGCTCGAGTCCTATACCTTGTTGACCAGCCGATCTAACCAGAGGCATAAATCCAGTCACAAACTTGTAGACTGGTTCAACCTCTAGGATCAGCTGTGTTGTCATGCGTTTAGGCGGTCTATTACTTCATTTATTTTACTAATAACTTCCGCCAATGTAGCACTAGTGTTTAGTTTTGTTAAGGAACCGCCTCTAGTGCCAGTTAAGATCTCAACGTTCTCTTTAATTGGTCGTAAAAGAGCTGCTACTTGTTGATCAGTTACGTTAACCGCTGGGATTGCAGGCTTTCTCATAACGTCTTCAGCTCCTTAACTGTTTCAGCCAGTAACAAATAACGTAGCTCAATATTGCCGTTAACCTTAACAACAAAGTTGGTACCTTTGTGGCCAGATGGTAATCTGTAAATTCCGCGTTGTGTGTACTGAGCCGTGTGAATAAGCTGGTCGTCGCAATTGACCTCAACCAGGAGATACCGATCGTCTACGAGTGCTGGAATAGCGTTTAATATCGATCCGTTCATTAAAAAATGATTTAGGACTTGCGACCCGAAGGTGCCCTGTAATGGAACCCCAGAAGCCCAGATTGCTTGGTTTTGAGCAATCAGTTGCTCCACCCGTTCTTGAAGAATTTCTGCCTCTTCAATACTGTCAAAGTCAGCCTCTACTTCAATAGCTCCTAGATTGCATGCTTCTAATACAAAGCGTTTTGAAACCCACTCGTATGGAAGGGTATTGTAAATATCGCCTTCCCATTCTTTGATTTCAGCATCTTCAACCACATACATGTTCCCATCTTCTGGGTCTACAAAACATGCCTGAGCAACTAAGGTGGTTAGGCTAAGCGGGGTAGCCTGTAAATTTCGGTCCAATATAAAAGCGCCATCAGTAATGGTTTCTGTGCCATCGTTAAAGAAGCCAAAGTATTTACCAGCAAAGAATGCAGACCGAAGCGTTTGAGGATTAAACTTATCAAAATCGTTCTTTAGCATTACGTTGCCAGTCATCAATCCAGCTTGACCTGGACCAATTCCAACCAGTCCATTTGGGCTTGCATAAGTAACGCCTGTGTTGTCTGATGTAATTGATCTCTTAGCCACGCACGGCTCTAGGATTGCAACCTTTTCCAAGGTGATATTTTCTGGTGTAAGACCAGACGCAACATAGGGATAACCCTTAGTCATTACCGCAATTGACTGACCGAAAGCTGCAATGCCTACTATGTCATAGCCTACGTTTACCTGATAAATAGACGGCCAAGCATGTGGAAAGTTCACCTCAGAAAAACAAAGCGTTTGCCCAAAGAACCCAGCTAAGAAGTTATTTGGTAAAGAAATAACGCCTTTCATACTGCTGGGAGGTTCTTCATAAAATTGACTGCTTAAAACTTCTCCTAAGCCAGATGAAGGAATGTTATCTAGATACGATGTAGTAGCCAATGGAATCTCAGCCACAAATTGAAACTGAGTTGATCCAGTTCCAGATACAGACCGATATATCCTACGTTTAGTAATGTTGTAATTTGTAGTTGGCGGAGCTGCAAATCCGCTGATAGTTGCTCCATGAGATAAATGAACTGTTACTTCAGCGGAAACTGGGCTGGGTGCGCTTTCTTCTTCTATGCCACCAAAAACGTTGATATAGGTGTAAACATAAACTCTATTTTCGGTAGTGCCACCTCCAGTAACAGGTGTTGCTACAGGCGCACTAATAGGGGCTGGAACACCCATATTAAGATATGCAGCTGGCGCTGTTCCGTCAGTACTTCCACACAATGTAGAGTTGGTTTTCTTTGGTACTCCATCTCCAGTGTAGAAGATATTCATATACTCAGATCCAGGCACAGGACTTTTGGCTACATCAACGTCTGTATTCCATGCAATCCAACGTCCATCGTTTGCGGTATCGCGCCCTTTGTAAATAGTCGTGGTGTTTTCTGAAACGAAAACAGGAACATCAAGGGACCCTGGTTTATTCCAAGCACGCAAGTCTCCTGCATATAGCTTGGTGTTTAGGGCTTTCTGCGCCTCATTGTCGTTTAACAAGTGAGGTGCAACGCGGGGCACATACCCGCCCATTGCCATTAGTTTCAGACCTGCCATTAAATCCTCTTAAGATAAAAATAGGGCACGTTCATCATTGCGACGATTGACTAACCCTTTTAATACTTTGCCGCCACCTATTGTGTACTTCAGAAACTCTTCCGCAGCACCTTCCATATCTCCACGCAAAACCTTTTGACGGAGGGTTGAGCGCTGTAATGTTCCAAGACCAACATTGAAGCTAAAGCTAACAAGAGCATCGAACTGACCTTGAGTGAGCTTAACGGGACAGTAGCGTTCAACGCCTCGCTCAAAGCGATTAAGGTCATCTCTAAGAATGCCATCTACTTCCTCCATTGAAAAGGTTCTATTGTCACGCTCTTCTAAAGGAACAGAATCCCTATCGTCTACTTTTAATGCACCTTGCCTTGGGTATAGTACATGTCCAACACCGATCGTCCACAATTTAGCTGGACAGCGATATGGACGTTGACGCACCCCTTCATGGTGCTTAATCATCTTAATTACTTTTTCACTCACACGCATGGACAATTAATAGAAAAGTATAGTTAACAAATGCAGCTAACCCAAGGCAAACACCTACTGGGTAGGTATTAAATAGGTTTATAAATTCACTCATTTCTTAGCAAAGGCTTGCGTACCGAACCAAAAGGCAATAATCGAAGCTAGAATCTGCATTTCATCTGCATCAAATACCAAAGGTATTGCTTCTGTAAATTGCATTCCAGTCGACCACGCCCACCAGATGGATGCTATATCAACAATAATAAGAAGCAAGACAAACAGATATGTCACTACAGGTCTCACAGAAGCACGTAGATTGATGATCCATTGGGATGCGCCTTTGCCGATTTCAATGTCATGCTGATACATTGCTGATCTTTCTTGAGCTTGCGTTTGCATCTCAATTTGATCGGTTCTAATTTCTTCCACCCTAGCCTGTGCTGCAAAACCAGCTTCCATCATTTTGAGCTCACGCTCCATCTGCAGTCTTGCCATATCCATTTCATGGGATTTATCCGACCTGTCTTGGAAGAAGTCTAATAGTTTGGGTAGACCGCCCATTAAGAATGAGAGTGCTGTAGAAATAATAGTAAACATTGATGTCCTTTATTTAATGCCCCAAGTCAAGTACCATGAAATCCATCCCATGACTATCCAGCAACAAATCATTGTGATCCTTCCTTTGGTAACGTCCTGTCGAAACAGTTTTTCGTTTTCCATTTCTTGCTTAATGATTTTTTGCTTGATTGCCTGTACGTCTTGCCATGCCTTTGGGCCGTGATGCTTGATAATGTCAGCCTTCAGATCGTTCTCTACCTTCTGCATTTTTGCTAGCAGTTGATATTCGTTGTAGGCTTTGAGAACAGCCAGGTCTGGTTGAACCTGCTGTTCTTTGCGTCTCTGTGCAGCCCGTTCTTGGGCTATTGAGGTCGCTTCGTTGTCGATGTCTCTTACGAGACTGGTTACATTACGGCTAGCACCAATTGCTTCTTTGATGCTGCCTACCGCTGCATTAGCTCCAGACGCGATTTCGTTCATTTACCACGGGTATCTCCTTTGCGAGGTTTGATTGCCGTGGGTTTTTTGATCGCACTCTTTTCTTTGCGAGGACGACCACGCTTCGGTTTAACTGCAGGCACTTGACCAACAGGGAACGGCCATTCACGCAAGCGTTCTGGCAATGGCTCTGCTGGGAACAACTTGCTCTTGATCTTCTCTTTGAGCATGTTGTAAATATCAAAAATAAAATACATGTTTATACCTTTACTTGTTTACCGCGGAAGTAAGCCTTCTCATTTACTACGAAACAAAACTCAGGATGAAGAAGGATGCCATCCTCGATTGTTAAAACTGCAAACCCAGAGCAGTGATTCATTGGGTTGTCTTCTCCGTAGTGCATATGATCGCCATGTGTTTCAGCTAGGGTACCGCAGTCTATACCCCAACGAGCACCGCCGTAATCATTAATGATTGTGGCTTGCAAGCGATGCAAATGACCTGTACACATGGATACACCGCTATATAAGGTGTTGTTCCATGTTGCATGCGTACCGTTACGGAAGCGATGCTTGATCATTAAGCTTTGGTTTACAAACAGGCTGATGCTAATCTGCCATCCTGGAAAGTGATCTCCGAGAGTGAAGCCTTGCACTCCAGCAAACTCAGGAACCATATTCGCAAGCTTAGTATCAAAACGCATGTCATGATTACCAAGACACCACCAGGTCTTTGCGTTTGCGGCTGCCTGCTTAATCTCAAACAAGCGATCGGAAACGGCCTCCAGTTCTTCTTTTACTGAAGGTGGCCTGGACCAGTCTGACTTAGGGAATCTACTAATAGATGCTCCATCAAACAAGTCTCCGTTCATAACTATCAAGTCTGGCTTGATGTCTTTAATGACTTGAACGAATGCTTTATGCGCTGTGCTAATAACTCCAGGCCAATAATGAGCGTCAGATCCAACAACAATCACGCCACTATCCATTTCACAATCTACTCTGGGTGAATGCTCTCTTCTTACGAAGGTTGGTGATCTAGGATCGTCTACGCCTAGATGGATGTTATAGCGCTCTTCAATGCGCTGTCGTCGTCTGTGCAGACCTCGTAAACCAAGGTCTAGCTCTTTTGCAACTGCTGCTGCGTTGCGATGTTTATTCCATGTTTCTATAAATAATTCGTCACTTACTTTGGGTGCTGGCATATCGTGCTATCGGTTGTTGTAAAACGGTAGTGTGAATGATCATGCCCTTTGGAATCGTGAGTGTTTGCGCATGATTATCCAAAGAGAAAGTCTGACAAACCTTCACTTGTGTCTTGGTTTCTTTTAGAAGCCATCCAACTGTCCAACAGTTGAGCAGCTCTTCTTTGTCGTCAATATCGTTGCTGTCTTGCCAGCCAAACTCATGTTCAGCATCAAGCCATTCAATCAATACGAGAGCTGGTGTTTTTACCGAGGGAGTATTGGGAGCCACGTTAGTAGTTTTACGATTAGCCCGCCCGCTGCTGCTGACACTCCGCTTATGAACATTAGTGTTTTCCATCCGCCTTTTGCCTCTGACAATGTGTGTTGAATACTAGAAAGTTGAGCCATAACCGTCCTGAGGTCATGCTGCAATTGATCTACTCGATCGTTTAACGCATCGATCTGCGCATCATGTTTTCCTAAGTCGCGTTGAATCTCTTCACTCATTTAATTACCAAATATATTTGTTAATGTTGCATAACAGCATTGTTAATGTTAGCTATTTAATTACAATAGGTGTTTACCCTATGTTTTAATAATAAATTTAATACCAAGGTATGGAGGCAAATTAGCGTTTGTGCCAGATTGTCCAGCATTGGCAATCGTTGTACTAACAGTAATGCCAGTGGTGCTAGTGCCAGTTGTGTTTCCAGCGTTAATTGCCCCGTGGATTTGAGATCCTAAAGTTCCATTGTATGGAATTAAATTAGTTGTGTGATTGTGACCAGGATCAGATACAGATGATGTGGCAGTGTGGGTATGGTCTACTACAACTGCGTCTGCAGAACCACCTGTTGCACCTAGGGTTGCTCCGTATGGCACACGATTTGTGTAGTTTGGTACATTAAACGTAGTTGAATTATCGCCAGCACCAAAGGTAGTTCCAACTATTGCAAACAATGCTGCATAAGTTGTACGAGAAACTGCCGCTCCATCACAAAGCAAGAATCCATTTGGCGCAGTATTAGTTGACCACATTACTAGACCGCCAGTAGGTACTCCGTTTGCTAATACAAAAGCCGTAGTAGCTAGCTGAGTTGTATTGGTTCCAGCAGCTGCAGTAGGAGCAACAGGAGTTCCAGTCATAACAGGAGAGGCCAAGGTAGCTACTCCAGTAAAGTTATTTGTGCCGCTAAATGTATTGTTTCCACTGTGGGTGTTATTACCGCTTAGCGTGTTGTTACCACTCATCGTCTGGTTCGATGCCAGCTGAGCAAAAGTATCTAAAGCAGCAGCGACTGGGCGTAGCTCCACACGGTCTCCAGCTGTATATGACCTAGCAAGAGTACCATCTTGTCCGCGCACAGCGGTAAATGTGTCAGTTGCCCTGGCAGTTACTTTGATAATCTCTAGATTGTTACTTGAGTCTACAAGAGTAGCAAAAAACACATCTCCTGCGCTTAGGGTTGGAAACAAAGCCCCCTGTCCAGCAGTAACTACGATCGATGTAACAGAGTTATTAATCGATGTTGCTAGCGTTGCAGAAGCATTATTAGTAAACTTGGTTGCCATTATTTATCCGATGGTAAAGAAATGTCTAAAGAAATTAATTGTTCTACAGTAGTAACCGCAGATATGTCTGCCTCCAAATCAGCAGCTTTTTCTACTACGCTTGCACGATAAGCAGCTACAGAAGTAGGGATGTCTACATTGCGTTCAGCTTTGCGAATTACCATCCAATCAGTCTGAGCAAGGATAGAACCAGCGGCAGCTTTTACTTGAGAGATCAAGTGAGACTTCAATCCTTTGGTTAC